AGAGCTTCTTTTTCAGGTTGATGATCTTGACTTCTCCTTGGTCAAGACACTGCATAGCGTAGCTCCAGCCACACTTCAGATCGGGGTAGTACTCACGAACCCAATCTTTTTCTTTGTTGTTAAATCGCTCTTCGTTGCGATCAAAAGAAAGACACTCAAAAGGAATGTTCTTTCCATTCTTACCTTCTAGCCAATAAACGTATCGTGCGAGTACATCACCTACGAGTCGGACTTCGTTGTCGCCGTCGCGATAAGAGTAAGAAGTGATGCTGGACTTTTTAGCGCCTCCAGCGGCTTTGTTAAATGATAGTGCCATTAGTGTATTTTCTCCTTTGGGACTTCTTCATATTTGAAGTGAAGTTGAAATTCATCATCAATATGAAGTAGACTGTTATCTTCGAATAATGAAATGTCTACCTCTAAAAGATTTAGATCTAGACTGAGTTTCCCAGTTGCTTTATAGTCCGCTAACGGACGCATAGACGCTAAGCCAAGATACTGGGCTATCTCGGCATAATCGTATTTGTATGAATAATATAAGAGGATATCAGGATGAACTAAAAAGGAATCACCTTTATAGTTAGTATTTGAGTAGCGATATGTTCTATCGTACTTATTCAACGGAACGTGCTCCGTTGTTATCATTCTAAAGATGATAAAAATGGCCAAAGGATTTCCTTCAGCCGTTTCAAACATCTTTTTCCAATTATATAACAACATATTATACATGAAACTGCACAAAAAGTCAAGAACTATTTTTCTGTGTTATATCTGCTCAATTGAATACCCTTGTTTCATATAGTATCCCATACGATTAGAGGCTTGACGAGTTGCAGTTTTTCCTTTTAAGTGAATATCGACCACTATTGGGTCTCGTTTTCCTTCTTGCTCTCGGATGACTCTTCCGATGAGCTGTGTGAGGAGGGGTTCATTGTTAATGGGCGTACCGAGTATAAGGACAGATAGAGAGTTGACGGATATGCCCTCGCTAAAAATTGCTTGAGTTCCGAAAAGTATTTCTTTATTTCCATAATTTATCTCATCAATGAGAGCTTCTCGCTCTTCGTGGGGAACTTCCCCTGTTACACAAATTGCATTGTCTCCTACTAATTGTGCACAAGTTTTCAGAAAGTGCACTCGATCTGATACTACAAGTACCTTGTGCCCTCGTGCTGCATAGTAGGATGCAAGTAACGAGACACTATGAACATATTCTTCATTGTTTGCCAGGTTATTTACCCGATTTGCCCATGGAATGTTTGCACCATCCATGAAGCGAACTTCCGAACGATAAATATGTACCTTCGGAGTCATAAAATTTTCTTTTGGAGGCTGAAAAAGCTTGTTACCAAAATAGTCTCGAAAGACTACATGCTTTCCGTCTTTTCGCTCAATTGTGCCACTCAGTCCGATTTTGTATCGTGCGTGACTACTGTCGATAATTTTTGAAAACGTTGGCGAAGATACGTGATGCATTTCGTCCAAGATAATTGTTCCAAACATTTTTCGAATTCGATCGATGTTTCTGTAGAGTGTTTGGGTATTACCAACCACAATACAAGAATCGGTATTGAAATTACCACTACCAATAATGCCTGGGGCGATTCCATATACTTTTTCTACCTCCTTTGCCCACTGATTTCGCAGGGGTACTGTATGTGTAATTACTAATGTTTTTTGTCCTAGCTTTCCTGCAATTGCAAGACCTGTAAAAGTCTTTCCCCAGCTTACCCACGCATTGATGATACTGCTATCGTCGAGTTCGTCATAGACGGCTTGTTGAGATTCGCGGAGTACAAACTTAAAATCAGGAAAATCAGCAGGCACCATAATCCTCTTGTCCACCATTTCATACGCATTTGGTATTAGGTCTCCTCGTCCGATTGGTATTGATACCAGATTTTCGCGCACCCGCTGCAGATTCTTAATAATCTGCGGAGGGTCATTTGGATTTTGTGGAGGTATCTTATAGGTTAACTCTTTGGATAGCTTCTCTCGAAGCTCCAAGTTTGCCTCCATAAATATACGATTACTGAGTACTGCTTTCACGAGCAACACAAACTGAAGTTATGTAGGGTGTATATGCACATATTCTTTCTCCTCCATATAGAGGCATTGTGCATTCTTTTTCAGTTACTTGAATATCACTCCATTGCAAGCAAGCACCTAAATCATCAGGATTTGTTGTAATTGTGCATCCTGTAAGAACATAGAGTATTACTAGCACTATTACTAATATATCTAGTCTTTGACTGAGTTTCATACCTTCCTTCTTGTATCTTTAAGTTTAGTTTCTGAATAATCATATAAAAGCCAGGGCCTGGCTCCATTATGTAGTACTCCTGCGTACTGGGTATCTGTAGGAGGAGGCCTTGGTATTACAAATAAGTTCTTTACTCCATCAAGTTTTAGTAAAGAACACGTGTCTTTTGGTTTTATATCTTTAATTCTGTAGTATTTTAACTTACAAAATTCTGTTTTTTCATAGATAAAAGGCATTCCATAAGAATCAATAAAGTATTTATTGTTACTTTTAAGTATACCTCTAACTGTATCTATTTGATTTTTTAATTTAAATAAGTTTGTATGAGGTGTTTGAATGCGGCGGATACCTAAAGTATCGCCCGTCATATTTTTATCATCTACAATTTTTCCATCCAAAAATAACAACCCATCTAGTTTTTCCCAATTTCCAGAAGAAAGTTCATATACTGGAAATCTTATTTTTTGAAGATTTCTATATTGTATTACCATAAAGTTTTGTAAATTTACCCATTGAGTAATCTTCCCCAACCTCAAAATCACAACCTATTGGGGCCCCTGCAATGTAAATGCCACGATCTTTTTGTACAAATTTCTGTAGCATTTCACAATAAAAATCTAACTCATCTTCTGGAACCTCTGCTAGAATAGAGTCATGCACTAATGCAAAAATTTTAGACTTCATTTTTTGGCTCTTAATAAAGTCTCCCATATCTATAGCTCCAAGAAGGTTAATATCAGATGCAGCAGACTGAACCAAGAAATTAAGACCAGAGCGAATGCTATGAGATCGGATGCCCGCATCGGAACTTTCAACATTTGGTAATCTCCTTTTTCTACCGAAGTAGCTGTAAGTAAATCCATTTGCTTGTATGAATTTTTGATTTTCTTCTATCCAAGATTTAAGATTATGAAACGCAGCAAAATAATCATTGATTACTTCTGTAGCTTCTGACTTTGAAAAGTACTTTCCACTATCTTTTGTTACTTGTTCACTGATCTTAGCAGGCCCCGCCCCGTACATGATACCAAAAGTTACGGCTTTAGCCGCTTGCCTGCGATCCGAATATAGCTCTGCTACTTCTTCTACTTCGCAGGGCAAACGAAATACTTTATGAGCAATAGTACTATGAAAGTTTCCTCCGCTAGAAAATACTTCCATAAGAGCTTTGTCCTTTGCTAATACTGCCGCAACATAAACTTCGGCAGTAGTTAAGTCCATAGCAACTATTTTATGGCCCGGGGCTGCCTTTATACATCCTTTTACGGTAGGATTGTCACGAGGCAGTTGTTGCATATTAAGTTTACCACTAGAAGAGAGCCTGCCAGAAGTAGTACCATGAAGGTTAAAGCCTGTACGAAGATGAGAATCTCTGTCCAGCTGAGGTATAATCTTGTCAAGATAAGTATTCTTGATTTTAGATTTTTGTCGTATATCCAAGATGAGTTGCGGTACTGGTGATTGAGAGCTGAGTTCCTTGAGCACTTCCGCATCAGTAGAGTGTGCGCCCGTACCTGTCTTTTTTCCAGTAGGCGAGAGGCCAAGATAGTCAAATAATAGACTACGCAACTGCACAGTAGAATTAGGATTAAAAGATTTACCATTCAGTTCTTCAAACCTCCTTATCTTATCATTTTCATATAAGGTAGAGATTGCTTTATCAATATCATTCTGCATTGCCTCTTGAGCCACAAGTAATCTTGTACGGTCAAATGGTACACCATTATCTTGTGTGTCTATAAGAAAGCGAGTGCCTGGAATCAATATATTTTCATAAACACTCTTAAGTTTAGGATTTTGCTTAATCTTTACAAACTTTTCGTAAATTAAAAAAGTACATACTGCATCCATTGCAGCATACGTTTTCATTACATCAAAGGGAATACTATCCCAAGTAAACTGATCCTTTAATATACCATGCTCTTTTCTATACTGATCTATCCACTCATACATAGGCTTCTCATAATCGCCAAATGGAGTATACTTTAGAGACAGCTGCTTCAACCCGTGTCCCCCAGGATTTTCATCAATCAGATAATGTAGTAACATGGTATCCTCAAACTGAGGAAACTTAAAGTTAAAGTGATACTCAAAAAATGCCATATCAAACTTGGCATTATGAAAGACTACTGTCTTTTTATCAAATAAGGTCTGCAGAAGTGATTCAGTGCCGTCATCAAAGCAATGGGTGTCAATATAAGCCCCACACTTACCATTATAGCTGAGACTAATACCCAACATATGACCGTCTCTAGGATAGAGGCCAGTAGTTTCAGAGTCGAGAGCAACATATGGGCATGGGTCTTTGATGGCACAACGAATAAATTCATTTGCTTTCTCCGTATCTTGTATCCCAAAAGCAATCTCTTCGTTAATAACTACGTCTTCTATCTCTCCGGAGATATACTTTATAATATTACTTTTAGAATCGTCCCAAGTTTTTCTAGCTTCTGGTTTAAAAGCTAGCATGGAAGGGTTAATAACAGGCAAAAATTTACCGTCTACCTTTTTGCCTGAGTACTCTGTAACAGAGTTAATTTTTGTAAAGTACTTGAGAGCGTCTGAGCCTACTAATACTACCCAGTCATACTCATCTGGGTTCATATCAATATCGC